AATCAAAGCGGTTTTGCCGTCCCTGCTTGAAAGCAACATCATGCCAAAACAAAGGGACATTCACGCTCTTTCCGCATTGGATCAGCGTGGACTATCACCTATCGCCACAGGAAGTTTGATGAAAGCAGCCGAAGACTATGAACCAACAGGTGTATTCACAACCAAAATCATTCCAGCCTACACCATCCACAAATTGGATGATATGGAAAAATTACGTGGGTTCTCAGGAGATTGGATAGTTCAAAAGATGCCAAGTGGCAAACGCATGTTTGTTGAGAAGAAAGGAAATCATCTCAAGGGAGGCAAGTTGCCAAGTGATGTCAAGAAACAATTGAGGAACATGACAGGGGATTTTACCTTTGATGGATATTTGGATGGGGACACTTTACATGTCGTTGATTTGTTGGTTCACAAAGGAACTGATTTACACCTCGAACCTCTTGAAGACAGAATCAATGCTTTGAGAACTCTTTATGACTCAACCGAAAATGTCCACTTCCCAATGCCAACGAATTGTGTTTCCACCGATCACGATGGCTTGAGCAAAACGATAGGTAATTTTGACGATAACGAATTGCTGATTCGTGATTCAAAGTCCACGTTCATGAAGGAGAAAGAGGTTCACCCAAAGTGGATTCGATATGCCAAGGAATCAATCGCAAAGGCGTTTTATCCTCCGATGCCAGAAGTCATTGTTTATCCAAACAAAATCAAATTGTGCTATCCGTCAATCCTTGAACCTGTTGTTGTGAAGGGGACATTTGATGGAATCGGTTTTGATATTGAAGGGTATGAAGGAAATGAGGCCATCCTGTCAAAAGCAGTCCGTGATACCCCGTTATGGAGTCCTGTCGCTATCAGCCTGTTGAAAGAAGGTGCGGCGGCAGGAGGGGCAGCAGGAGCAACGACAGGCGGGGGTAGCAAGGGCGCATTCACTTCAAGCGATACGGGCGGATTCAACCCAATTCATTCAACCGCAAATCGTCGTAAGCGTCCACGCAAATTGAAAATCGCAAAACAAACAATCCTACGTGCGCCTTCCATCATCGGTGAAGACGAGGAAGGCGACAACGTAGCAGCGACCATGAAGAATGCTCGACACGCAATCCATGTTGATGATAAGGCCAAGACGACTGAGGAATTGGTTGCTAAGGTCAAGGGACTTAACAAGAAAATGCTTGAAATGTTTGCAGGTGAATATGGCCTTGAGCGAACCGAAGAAGGCAAATGGACTGTGAATGAAGCCATTGATGATGATGTTATCGAAAACATGTTCCCACGTATGAATCGCATTTCACCAGATGGAGGGGCATACCCTGGTTTGGAGGCCGACATAACCGCACCGAGAGGGCCAACCGAATTGATTGAAGATAGCGGGACTACATTTTACGATCCAAAAGAAAGTGAAGAGGTTGAAGAAATACCGATGAAACACCTACGGATAAAGGATGAGCCAACTGGTGATGAGGCTACAATTGAGATTGAAAATGGCCGAGCCACCCTGCGTATGCCTCAAAAAACAAAGCAAGAGATTGCTGATGAGCAAGAGGTTGAGCCAGATAATCGGTCAGAACCAGAAGAGATTTGACCATATTCCTTCATATAGGATTACACAAAATGGATTCGACAATGGCGACCACTCTCGACCTTCAAACGGCATCATGGAATGCCGAAGGTTCGGACTTCCTGTTGAAGTCTGTTGGAAGTGAGGGTGAACTCTATGTCGCTGGCTATGCCTCCGTTGATATGGTGGATAAGCAGGGAGATCGAATCCCAACCTCCGCATTGAAGAAAGCATTCTCACAATTTATGGGCAACAAAGCATTCCGAAATGTTCAGTTGGCTCATTCTGGCATTCAAGTTGGTGAGGTCGTCGCAGACCACACCGATTCCCAAGGCCGTGTGTGGAAATCCGAAGTGGACGACCACGGCCTTTTCGTCGTATGCAAGATTCGCAGCGACATTCAAAAAGCACGTGAAGTGCAAAAGCAAATCCGAAATGGAGATTTGCGAGCATTCTCGATTGGAGGCCAAGCCTTGTTTCGTGTCAGCAAAACGACACCAGAACTTGGAACCCATCGAGAAATCACCGATCTTGAATTGCATGAAATCACGCTATGCAAGAAAGGTATCAACCCTGAATCAACCTACACGATATTGAAAATGGAAGATGATAACATGAGCAACACAGAAGTTTTGAACGAAATTAAGGCTGGCTTGAACGAAGTCCTGAAAGAACTTGGCGAAAAAGAAGACAAGGAAATGAAGGAAATGAAAGAAATGAAAGGGCAAATGAAAGGCTCTTACATGGAAGACAAAGGCTCCTACATGGAAGACAAGGAAGAAGAAGGCCACACCAAGAAATCCGAAGATGCAGCACTTGACTACATCACCACTCTTGAGAAGTTCGCTCATGAGTCTGGCGTGGACTTGAACGGCCTTCGTGATCACTTCGGCTTGGAGAAGGCTTACCTTCTCGAACAAGGTCAAGGTGGCTTTTCTCACCGTGGACAAGGTGATGAAATCGGTTCTGGCGAAGATGCAACCGAGCCAGCGTTCCCTGCCCTTCCAAGTCCTGGTGGCAATCAATACGTCATCAAGTCCCCACGTGTTCCAAGCATGAACATGAACGCTCCATCTGGCAACCAAAACGTTGTGAAGTCCTTGACCCCAGAAGTGTTGGAAAAGGGCTACCGCACCTACGCTGCTCTCCGTGATGAGGAAGCAGTCAAAGGCTTGGTTGAGAAAGAATGGCAAGAGCGATACGAGGCTGAAACGGCTCACGCTCTTGAAGTTCGCAAGCAAAACGACGTTGGAGTTCAATTGAACGCCCTACGTGAAGAGATTGCCATGCTCAAGTCCGAGAACGCAAACCTGCAAAAGAGCGATGTTTCACCATCTGCTCCTTCAACCTCCATTCGTGTGCCAACACATGATGAGTTCGCCCAGATGGGCAACGATCTTGACGGCTGGCGAGCAGCAGAAGCACTTGCTCAACGTGCATTGCGAGGCGAATGAATTACAACAACGGAGATGATGAAAAATGACGCAAGGCTACATTCGAACAATTGAAGACATGGAACGCCTGTATTACGGTGCAGGTGCAGGAACAAACGCATGGGCGTATTCTGGAACGGATCTGCTCAAGGCCGACAGTCCCTTGATGTCCTCCACGTCTGGAACTTACCAAGCAATCTTTGGCCGCAAAGTGTGGTCGCAGTTGAACCAAGAGTTCAACGCCTTCTCAATCCTACCCAAGAAGCCTTGGGAGAAGTCGGGATGGCGTGTGGTGACTGGCAAGCCCGATGATGCAGTCGGACTTCCTGAGAACGGAACGCTGCCAGAATCCACCAAGCCAACCTTCGAAGAGGTTTCCACGAAACCAAAGACGGTTGCTTCCAAGTTTGACCTCAGCGAAACCGCCATGTTCCTTGCCGACAAGGATGATGGACTCGGTGATGCAAGAGCCGTGATCAAGATGGAAATGTCCAAGTCCCACGCTGAGAGCATCAACAAAATGCTTCTCAAGGACTTTGGCGACAACGCCTCGGCTGGTGGCGGTCTTGCTGGAAACGGTTTCGAATCCCTTGATCGTGCGACCTCTTCCTCCTTGACGGAAACCACCGCATTTGGTGAAGTGGACAACCTTTCGGCTCACAACATGTATTCCATCACTCGCAACTCTTCATCAACCCGCAACTGGTTTGATGCAAACGTGAACGCTGGTGCAAGTGGAACCGAGCGACCTCTCACCCTCAACATCCTTGACTCCATGTTCCGTGAAGTCTGGGAGCGTGGTGGTCAGCCAAAGGTTATCCTTACTGGCTATGACACCATCGAGAAGATTCAACAACTCTTGCAGCCTCAGCAGCGATTCACCGAGATGAAGCGTGTTACGCCATCCGTGAACGGTGTTCAAGGAATCCCAGGAATGCAAGGTGGTTTCGTCGTCGCAACCTACAACGGCGTTCCAATCATCCCTGCAAAAGACGTTCACAACCCATCTGGCGGTCTAAGCCGAATCTACATGCTCGACACCGATTACATGTATTTCTGCACCGCAAAACCAACGCTCTACCATGAGTCAGGTATTGAAACGGGTGATCCATTCGGCATCAACCGCCTTGGTCAAGTCGGTTTGTTCCACACAATGGGTGAACTTTGGCAACTCTTCTACGGCGCACACGGCAAGATTCGTGATTTGAGCGCATGAGCAAACAAATGAGAATTGGAAGTGAAAAAAGATGGCAAGCACAAACATTACCGAACCAAGCACAGCAGTTGTATTCAGCCTCCCTATGTGGGCTGGTGTGGCAGAACAGAACAACACCGATTGGCTTCAATCCCCGATTGGATCGAACGCAGGAATTGGCGCAATCCACATGGGCTGCGTTGATGTGGTCGTTACCTCCGCAGGTGCAGCAACCGTTCTGGACTTTGCAGATGTGAACACCCCCGCAGCAGTCACGGCGAGAATCAATCCAACACAAATCATCGCAGTCCTCTCCGTTGTGAACGCAACGGACAGCGCAGCAGGTGATATTCCAAACGTTGGGTTCACGTCAAACACGCTCAAGTTCGACAGCGATACTGGCGGAGATGGCGACACTCACCGTATTACCTTCCTCTACCGATGAGGTGTCCTTCAATGGGCATTACGGTCCAATACGTGGGCGCACGTTCTTACACGGAACTTCGCTACAACGGCAGATCTGTTGGTTTTGCTCACGGCATGACACGTGAACTTGATGATGCGGCGGCTCCAATTGTTCGCTCACTTGTGGAAAACGGTTCGACCATGTGGAAAATCATTGATGGCTCCCCTGATAAAACGGAGGCCATGAAAGCAACCATTGAGCCTACGGTTGAAGAGATCGTAGAAGAACCCGTTGCTGATGATGATTCTACCGAGGAAGTGGATTACGCTTCAATGAAGAGAGCAGACCTCATGGCTTTGTGCAAGGAGCAAGGCATCGCTACCAAAAACACCTACACCAAAGCCAAATTGATTGAACTTTTGACGGCATAGGTGTTGTGAATGACGAACAACCGTGAAACATTTACCGATGGCGACTTCTATTTGAGTCGTTGCCGTGTAAATCGTCATGTTGTTGAGATAGACCACCAAATTGGCCCGACAGTTCAAGTTTCTTTGAACGGTAAAGTGTCAAAGGTTGTTGTTGATGCTACGGATGCTTCGCTCTTGGCTGGTTCAGGAAATACGGGAAGACTGATGTTTCACATGGACATCGAAGACGGAGATGGGGTCGAAATCCCATACTTTGACACTATCTCAAAATTGAACTTCACAGGAGCAGGAACAGATCAGGTTGCTTTGCTTGAGGTATCGCCTGGTTCAAACAAAGGAACTGCCTCAGCGAAGAACTCTTTGCACTTCTCCGTGACTACTACATCTGCTGCCGAATCAGGCGGTGTGGCGATAAATGAACCCGCCGCATGGAACGGTCTTGTTTGTGGAAAGGTAAGAATCACGGCTGATGCCGATCCAACGTCGGGTTCAATTGTGGACCCCTCTTCCGTAATCAGGGTGATAATCCTTCTTGAATAGGTCAATCAATGGGGAAGGGATATAAACAAGCACACAATGAGGAATTAACATGGCAATTACCTATG